AACCAATTGGCTACCTCACGATAGCTGTACTGATTTACGTGCGATCTAGCCTTCTCTAACAAGTCCAATTCAATTTGGATAGGTTGAAGAATGTCGGGGTCTTCATCATCCTGTTTATATCCGAAGGGTACTGTACGTGCAATACGTGGGATAGGAACCCATTCGTTTTCTTCTTTAATGTCTGTCGGCTGTGGTAGTTTCCATTTGCCTATGCTACGTGTCATTTTAATTTTTTGCGGTTGTCTACAATTTTAACAGGGTTCACGTATTTTTTAGTGGCTAGTCCACCAGAACTAAACCCCATATGCTTTTCCATTATTTCTATGATTTCAGCTTTGTTTAAATTTTTAATGTCAAAGTCATCATCATCATAGCCCATATCATTACGTAAAACATTTCTTAATGTTTTTACGCCCGCTTTTTTATAACCTTTACGAAAAGTTTCTTCGGAATCCATTAAAGCCATTACTCATCATCCTCTACTGGTGCTTTAGGTGGCATAAGCATAACGCCGCCACTTGCTTCTACCTGCATCTTCTCTGTTTTCACTAGACCTACACGGTCAAGCAGTTCTTTAGCTGCAGACATCTTATCACGAATACCCAACTCAGTCGGGTCATACAAAGCACCTGTCATCGCCATCGCAGCCTTCGGCGCATTACGAGCCATGTACATCTGAGTCGCCTCAAGTATCTCTTCTTTAATACCTTTAACAATTTCGTTAGTGCTAGAAGTGTCAGCATATCCTGCCAGTTTCTTGGCGGCAACCATGTCGCCACCAGCCTCATCAAATAAGACATCCAAAAACTTCTGTTGCCGTTCTGTTAGTTGTCTAGCCATTGTTTCTCTTCTTCACTGTAGGGCCACATATTATTTACCTTTATTCTGGCACTTACCTACTGCACCACAATTGGCAGGTGTAGGACAACCTTTGCACGGTTTAAACTTTTCCATTAAAATTCTCCATTATGCATTGCATTAGCTAACTTCACTGCACGTGATTTTACCTGATTTGCCCACCTGCTGTCAAGCATTTCTTTTGCAGCAACGTCATATTTTTCTTCGTGGATGGCATTCCACATATTCACGAACTTGCATAGACGAGGTACACCCATGTTAAATGCCATATCCATCAAGATAAGTTGACGTACACTGTCTAATCTGTCTACGCAAGGGTGCGCACGTAACAGTTCTTCTTCGACAATCTGTACGTCATTATTTGCTAGATAGACCGCATCAGCTTCCGTAATACCATATTCATATACGTGGTCTACGGTAGGAATATCTAAATCGTCTAGTTCTTCCTTTGTAATGCCACGGTCTTCTAGGTTCCGTCCGATACCAATGGTGTCAATACCAAGAGTATCCTGATACACTTGTAGCTTCAAGCCTTCGTGGGCTATTAGCTTCTCAATAAAGTTTTCTCTACGATACTTCATTTGCTACTACGTGATTCTGAAATACGATGGTTAGAGTTTCCGGGATGTTTACCTTCGTGGTTCATCCACACGGCAAATGCTCCTGTCATTGCGCCAGTTACCACAGATACTAAACCAGCCTGTGCTGCACTGGGATCGGGTAAGGACATGAACCACTCGACTACACGCCAACTCATAAGCGTCATTACGAGCATCATAAATCTTGGTAGGAGTTTCCATTCAAGTATCTTTTCTGCAGCCACAGGTTAGGTTCCTTTATTTAACGAGATCGTCTTCTTAGACCACGTGTCATCCTAGTTAGACCTGTTGGACGACCACGTGTTATCCTACGACCAGATCGTCTTGTTAGACCACGTGCTGGACGAGATGGTCTTGCTGGACGAGATGGTCTAGCGGAACCAAGTGTTGGACGTGGTGTTGGACGTGACGGTCTAGCAGGACGTGCCATTGTATTTGACCGCCCTGAACCTGCACGGCGTGCCTGTGCTTTTTGTAATGTGGCGGCTGACCGGCCTGAACCTGCACGGCGTGTTGGTGTAGCTTGTCCTGATGGACGTGTTGGCCTTCTGCGTCTTCCAAACATATTATTTCTCCTTATTTTTTACCAAAAAATTTAGTTGCCGAACGAACTCCAAAAGAAGCCGCAACGATAACTCCAAGTGAGTATTGATACCATTCAGGCATTTCGTTGAGTCGTGCGAAGCCATTTGCTACCACCTCTTCCATTCCGGGTACAAAGGCTAGAATAAGTGGGATACTAAATAAAATAGTAAGCCACTCATCTTTCCACGAAGATGCACTACCTCTAGCCATCTCCAAGTCCCAGTCAATCTCGCCAGTAGCTTTCTTTTGCATGACGATAGCTTCAGCCTGTGCTTTTGCTACTTTAGTCTGTGCATTAGCTTTGGTCTGTTCTACTTTACCTGACATCCATGTGCCAGCTATTTCTGCGATTGGTCCGATTAATAAGTTAAGCATTATACTCCCCGTCTGAACTGCGCCGTTTTCTTCTGTATCGCTTTAGGCTGGCTGACGTGTTGCTTACCAGCACGAGTTCCTGCTCTTTTAGCAGCACTCGTCTTTGAATATTCTGACGGCGTAAGGGCTTTAATAGCTGATGCCGGAAGATAACGCTCCCCTGTGGCTTTTGGTCCTTGGGTGGATGGTTTGCCACTTTTGGTTCTCCAATCCTGCTTTGTCCAGTTAGCTAAACTCCGTTGAGGTTTTTTCATAATACAGTTATACCACTTAATTTTATATTTGTCAAGTAATTATTCCAGATGCTTTAGCTGAAGCTACCATCGCAAAAACTAAGAACCCTACAGCAATCGCAGCTACAACGGCTACGGCTATACCCACCTTAACATTTTCCATCATCTCATTGTGCCGCTGTATAGCTGCACGTCTAGCTACTGCCGCTGCTTCTTTAGCTTCCTGAATACGTCTAGCACGTTCATCAACAATGCCCTTCCACGTACCCGGACCGAAGCGCATGTCTACTAGATTACGCATCTCTGTAATCTTTTCCTGCGCCAGCCTAGCATCAATCATTTCCTGTGCGACACTGTGAATGCCGAATTGATCGGCTACACCTGCACCTGATTTCTTAGCACGTTGTTGTTGTACCTGCTTTTCACCCTCAAAAAGTTTGTCGATGTGACCAGCAATTTCACCAATGTCATTGGCTGTGCCAATAGCAGATTTAATACCGTCTACGGCACTTTTCACGAGTGCTATACCTGCAAGGGTTTCTGCTATCATGTTGGTTGGTTCCTACTTTGGTTGAGGCTTACATACTGCAGTTATATTTAGTTGTCTACCATCTCCTACTGGAACAGATCGTTGTCGGGACAATCTTTCAGCAAAGTATAGGCATCTATCTACGTCTTCAAATTTTTGTGTTTTATCTATTACATTTGCGCCTAAGTATACATATAGGACAAATACAATCATTGGTCTTGTAGCAATAACAATTCTAGTCTTTGAATAGCCATTTTCATATCTTGAATCGCATCTTTGTCTGCGTGACTAACTTGCATATTGCTAACAGTAATACTCAAGTCGTGTGTTGTTTTTAAGTTCCAGCCAGCAAGGCCAATCATAATAGCCATTAGACCTGTGATGATTTGTTTTTCCATTAGTTTTTATATCCACCGCCTGCTGCCTTATATTCACGTGCCAGCATCTGTGCTTTACGTGCTGACCACTGACCGGGCTTACCACCCTTGCTGCCAGCTTTAATTTTTTCAAATAATCTTTTTCTCAGTGCTGGTTTAGTATAGTTGCCAGCTTCATTAACTCTACTTTTGCTCTTCTTTTTAGTGACCTTCGATTTGCTAGCTTTTCTAGCTGCCCCACCTTTCGCAAGTTTTTGCTTTTTCTCCACGTCTTTAATTGTTCCTTTGTTGGCACTTGCGTAGAAGATTTGCTCACCCTTCTTCTCCCCATATTCTTTTGTCATGGCAGATTTAATCTTGGAACCTTTTGTTGTGAGAGGCATATCTCCTTTAACTCCTCTGGGGTACGAATGTTTCTTCTACATTAAACACTACAGTCACTGCACTGTTTGCACTAGCAAGACCACGGAACTTGTCAGCTTTGTATAACCACATAGCTTCTGTAATCTGTAACAAACTATTTGGAACAAGCGTTACTGTTTCAGCTAACGTATAGTATGTTGCATTTTGACTGTCATACCAGTCAAGACTAAATGTAACACTGCTAGATGAGGCGTTGTTTACATAAATAGATTTAATGCCTGTTTCAAAATTTGCAGGTACTGTATACAAGTCTTGATTACTTGTAGTTAGTTCTACACCTACTGTTCTGTTTTTTGTCTGTATCATGGGGCTGTGTTCGCTATGTAAAGAATATCAAAGGATGCTGCAACCCGTAGGTCAGCATTTGAACTATCGGCTATCGCACGAAATTCAATATCAGTTTTTTCTGGAATAGGTTGTGGACAGGTAATGTCCTGATGATATGAACCTTGAAACAAATCAAACTTGTTTTGTGTGCGAAACACCCCGTTAAATTCACGGGTGAGCATACGTATTGTAGCAACTTTATTGTTTTGAATGGTAAATGCAGTTGCATCTATCTGGAACAAATAGGCAGTGTATCCAGCAGGAACAGTCCAGAGTGACATTAAAGTTTGTTGCTCTGCCGCTGCTATGGATGCGTAAGTAGTTCCAGTATTCGTAATTGTAATATTACCAGCAGCAGCAGTACCCCCAGACACAAAAGCACGATACACACGCAAGAACGTACCTGTTGTTGTTGCGGTTCCTGTACCGTCTAGTGTTACTGCTTCAGATAGTTCACTATAGTTTGTATCCAAACCTTGAATAGTAACTTCTACACCGCTGTCTGTAGCACCAGATGCACTGGTTGCAGTCATAGCAACTGCACTAGATGGATATGCATAGATGCCGCCCACATCCCAAATGGTTTCTTCTACGTTTTGAATTAGATCATTATAACCAAACTTTAGTATCCGTTTGTGACCAGTAACTAAACCACGAGATACCTGCACGAAGTATGGATAGTCACCTACTCCACCACCAAACGTCACTACTTCTGGATAATGTGTGATACTCACTTGTCATTCCAATTCAGTACAGTACGATGCAACTTCCAGAACCAGTTGCCAATACGAGTAAAAGGCTTACCCATATAGAGTAACCCCCATCCCAGATAACGAACAGTATATTTACGAACGTGCGTTACGCTTGCCTGCAGACCTGTTACGTGGGAAAGAACGGTTTTGACTAGCTGTTTGAGTCGTGAGATTACCCCTACGATTATCTTTTGGATTGCCGTTACGGTGTGCGACATCTTTTCCTTTAACATTTACCCCTGCCTTTTTTAACGCATTACGTGCAGCATTACGACCTGCACGTTTCTTCTTCTGTTCTGCTGTGCCTTGGTAGTTATCGTACTCTTTACGGTAATTACGCCGTGGCTTATTTCTGCCTGTGACAGCCATTAGTACTTACTCTTAACCATTCCACCTGTGGCATAGTTGTGGGCTTTTTTATTAGCCATACCGCCACCCATCATCTCAGCCTTCTTATTATTTTTCATTTCAGCCATGCCTACACCAATAGTGACTACTGGTACTTTCTTAGTTTTCTTTTTTACATCTGCGCCTTTACTATTGCTTTGCACATTAGATGCAGCCGCAGAACTAGCACGTCTTACCGCTGTAGAAACCTCGTTATCTTCTACGTACTTATTGATTTCAGCATTTAAACCTGCTACATCGCCTTTGTTTTCAATTGCATTGTTACGTTGTACATACAGAGATACCAATGCTCCATTTGCTTTAGTATTATCATCAGACATTATACTGCCATCCCTTTTGGTTTAGATTTTTTAGCTAATTCGGTAGTGTATTTTTTACCGTTCCACGTAAATGTCTTCGCACCTTTTTTACGAAAATGTGCAAAGGCTTTCTTAAAAGAAACTCCACCTTTCGATTCGCCCACATTATAGTTTATCTCAGATGATTTAGCAGATACAGGTTTAGCTTTTGCTGTAGGAGTAGCCTTTTTAGCAGTCGTTTTGGTAGGCGCGTCTGCTTTTTTACGCTTACTACGCATCTCAGCAATAATAGATGGAGTACTTTGTGTACGAGGCTTTGAGGCATTAGCCTTTGCTTTAGTTTTTATTTCCGCTAGTTTTGTTGGTGATACGCTGCTACCTGTACTTTTAGTGGCAGTTGTCTTATTCTTTTTACTACGCATCTCAGCAATAATAGATGGAACTTTTTGTGTTTTTGCCTCAGTCTTTTTGGCTGCTGCCGCTTTACCGACTGTAGCTTTACCTTGACCCGACTTACTACGCATTTCAGCAATAATAGACGGAACTTTTTGCTTAGAATTTGATTTTTTTGCTGCAGCTTTTTTCTTTAACTCAGCCATTTTTGCAGAAGATACACTGCTGCCAGTTGCTGAAGCACTATATGTAGCAGAACTGCCTGCCCGTTTATTTTCAGCACGTTTCCGTAACTCTTCTAGTTTAGCTTTGCTAATACTGCTGCCTGTTTTATTTGCCATTGGTATATCTCCTAATTTACCATTTAACCTTATCAGCCCAATAAGCAGCACTTAGCTTACCACGCTTGATGTTCTTCGCATGTCTCGCCTTAAACGAGGCTCTTTTCTTTTTCATTTTATCTGACTCACCCGCCTTGGGCTTACCTGCAGTCTTAGCACCCTGCTCACCGAAACGAATCATCTTGATTGTGTCACCTTCTTTGGCAAGCACTACGTGTGATTTAGTTGGGTGTTTAGGGGTACGCTTGGGCTTGTTGTAACCAGCGAATGTCTCACCACGATATTCAATAGTCATGTATCATGTTCCCTTTGGTACGGATAATTCAAGTTGTATGGTAGTACACCTAGCTGACCAATCAACTATCTCACCTCTATCCACCATTCCCTGATGCATAGACATTACAAGTTCATTAGACGGACATTCTTTGACTGTGGTAGTGTACGACTTTAGTTCACCGTCAGGCATTACTATTACGGATAGGTAGACAAGGATACCGTAGAGTTCCATCACTCTTTCCCTTCTGTCCACCCTTCTAAACGCATATAATCTTCTGTTTCTTTAAGTGTAAAGGTACGTGGGGCAAACTTAGTCTCCAATGCACTGCGCACGTAGAATACATCACTGTGTGGGATATGGAGACGGTCTAATGAATTAGTACGGATAGCATCATAGAATGCATCAAGTACGTTGTCTGTATATAGTTTTACAGATTTCTTCGCCATTGTCAAGAACTTTCTTAAATTAATTACATATGGCTAC